CTATTTTGTGTGATTTTTTCCTTTATTGTTTTTTTATTAATAAGTATCATATAAAAATAAAAAAAGGGTCTAATTTGACCCTTCTTTCATATTTTTAAAAATATGTGTTATGACATCTACAGTCCAACCATTTCCAAGTAATTTAAATCTTTCGGTGTTTGAGACTCCCCTTGTATAATTTAATGGTACAGTTTGTAATAGTTCACAATCTTGTGGTGAATATTTGTATATCTGACCCAATTCATTTTTACAAAAAGATGAAACCTGTCCTTTATACATTGATGCTGTTAAACAAGATGCCTTATCTCTATATGACTTAACAACATCCTTTCTTGTTCCCCTACCATAAAATGGTAAATCTAAATAATTTGGATATTTGTCCTTAAATTCTGGAGAGATAACATCACAAATATTTAACCCCAAGTCTTTTGGTTGTGTTATATTTGGGATATTTGTCCAATACAATCTTGGTCTATTTTGTGCTGAAACTAATCTACTATTAATCTTAATCGGTTTGACACCAAGATGTTCAGTGATTACATCTTGCCATTCTTCTCTCATTACAACATTCTCCAATAAGAAATACTTTGGATTTGTTTCTTTTAATAGTCTAACATACTCAAAGAATAATTTACTCCTTGGGTCATCAAAGTTTAATTGTTTTCCCACTTTTGAGAATCCTTGGCAAGGCGACCCACCTATGAGAAGGTTTATTGGTGGTAAATCACTTCCTTTAATTTCCGTTATATCACCCAATTGAATTGTGTTGGGATAATTTTGTTGTGTAACCTTAATTGAACTTTTATCAATCTCAGATGCAAAATACTTATCATATTTTATTCCAATTCTATTTAGGGCAATTTGACCACAACTTAACCCATCAAACAAACTTAATACATTCATTTAAACACTTCTATTTTTGTTTCTGTTTTTATTAATTCACTCCAAGTTCCTTTGTAAGTTGTTGCTTTGACTGGTCTATTGTCAATCCAATGATATTCTTGACCATCCTTACATCTTGGTTTATCCATTATTAGTCCGTGGAATTTGAATCCTTTTAATCTTAACCAATCTTCCGTAATATGTCTATCTTTTGACTCTCTTGCGGTAAAAAAAGTTATAATGTTTCCTTCATCATACCATTTATTTAATAGTAATCTACTATCTTCAAAGTGTTGTGCAAATGGAAATAAATGGGAATCTTCATTGTTAATATCCTCACATATTGTCCCATCAATGTCAATCAAAAAAATCTTATTCATAATTCTATGTTTTTAAATATATGTGTTATTACATCAACTGTCCAACCATTACCTAACATCTTTCTTGCTTGACTATCACTTACAACATTAGTATATCCATCAGGTATTGTTTGTAGTCTTTCCATTTCAATTCGATAAAGTTTTCTGTATTTCCAGGTTGGGTCAACAATGTAATCCAATGGACTTTCAACTGTAACTAAACAATTTCCTTTGTTATTTTTATTTGGGACATACATCTTAAATTCTTTACTCCTTGGAGTTGAATCTCTACCAGTTTCAATTCTTATTTTTCTCCTCATTTCTTTACCCTCCTTAGTTCTAGTTTCATAAAATGAAAATGGTGCTTCGTTGGATAAATCTATATTTACTCTTTTTCCATTATTCGCATATAGTGTGACAATACCATCTTCATTAATGGTTATAGGTTTATCATAAGATTTAGTTAATGAATCTATTTTTTCATCAATAGTCATATTACAGGGGTCATCAACAATGATATCTTTTAAAGTAATTTCTTTGTCTATCGGTTGATTAATATTTGGAATATTAGTCCAATATAATCTTCTTCTATTTTGGGCCGATACCAAAGTTGAGTTTATTTCAATTGGTTCTAATCCTAAGACATTACTAATAATATTTTCCCACTTCTTTAACATTTTAACATTTTCTAATAAAAAATATTTTGGTTTAACTTCTTTTAATAGTCTTACATATTCCCAAAACAAATATGACTGTCCTTGAAAATTAAATCCATTTATTTTTAAATCCAAATATTGTTCTAATGTTAATATTTCAATATCTTCTTTTGTTGACATCCCTTTCATCTTACCAGCAAATGAAAGATTTTGACAAGGTGAACCGCCACACATTAATGTAATTGTTGGTAAATCACTCCCATTTATTTGTGTAATATCCCCCAATTGAATCGTGTTAGGATAGTTATGTTGGGTTACTTTGATACTATGTTTATCTACCTCAGATGCATAATAATTATCATATTTAATTCCAGCACGATTCAATGCGATTTGTCCACAACTCATCCCATCAAAAAGACTCAATACATTCATTTATTTTCCAATTGATTTATATGATGTTGGAGATAAAACATTGCTTTCTTCAAATCTTCCAATTCTTTATTTGGGTCTTTCTTTCCAGCTCTACTAATATATTTTACAGTATTACCCAAAGCAAATCCTAGTTCCCAAGCATCAATCACCTTAATTGCTTCGTAAACATTATCGGCTCCCCCATAATGACTAGGGTGATTAACCATTTCTTTATTTTCCCAAGTTTTCATTAAGGTCTCCATTTTTGATAAGTTGTTTTATTTTGTTCAATATTTTCTTCAACATTCTTTTGACTATCAATTAATTTTTCCAAGGTTTCATCAAGTAAACTATTTCCCTTTTCTTTTTCCAAAAGATAATGTGATAATTGAATAATTTTTGTTTCTTTCCAACCTTTTCCATCGGTTAGAGTCATTCTTAGTTTAAGGTTTTCCATATTATTATTAGATTTTAGTAAATAAAAAAAGGTTCTAACTTTTGTCAGAACCTTTAAATAAGTTTGTGTTTAGATTAAAACTCTAATAACTGATTTGCTTGTTCCGACCAAGTCCAATTGAATATTGTTTTGTTTGCACCGATACTTCTATTAGTTACATTGGTTGCATATGAACTTGTTCCATTTTTGAACACGTTACTCAATAAGACATTTGTAGGAAGTATAACTTGTAAATTTGAAAAAGTCAAAACTCCGTTAGTTAAATTATCTATAGAACAAGTAGAGTTTGTTGGATTTGATATTGATAAATCACCTCTTCCACTAATTGATGGGTTTGGAAAATCAAAGAAAAATATATTCTCAAAACTTCCTCTTGGACAAGCTCTAAAATCACCCAATTCAGCTTCACTACTACCTTTAACTGAACCATTTCTAATTGTATTTGAAGCTAAATAAGTACCTTCAGGACCATCAATTTCTAAAGCGTGGTCTGTGGCATTTCCACATATTACAATGAAATTATTTAATGTTCCACCCCAAGATTGGTCAGTATCAATTGCATCATCACCTGAATACCAAACAATAAGATTAGTAACATTTACATTACCACCAAAGAATTCAATACCATCATCTTGGTTTCCAACAATTTCAATATTTTCAACTATTGTTGATGAACCAACACCGCCCAATGTTAAACCATTGATTTCATTTCCATTTCCAATATTTGCACCTCCGTGTCTAATTGAAACATATTTTAATATTCCAGAATTGTCATTTGGATTATTACCACCATATAAACCATTTAAGTCAGTTGTTGGTATTCCCTCAATTTGAACTTCAGAAGCTGATGCTGATATTGGAGCATAACCTAAAATAATCACACCACCCCATAAACCTTGTGAAGTTGGGTCTAAATTTGGACTTACGAAGTTACCATTTCTTACTTGTTCCAATGTGATTTCATCCGCAACTGATGTAAAGATGATTGGTAGATTTGATGTTCCTTCTGCGATTAATTTAGAACCTCTTGATACTAATAAGGCGGTTGCATTTGAACCTGTACCAGCTTGTCCTTTAATAATCGTTCCTGGTTCAATTGTGAGTGTTGCACCATTCGTGATTGCAATTCTTCCCGCTAATTCATAGATATTGTCGGATGTCCAAGTTGTGTTTGTTGTAATATTAGTCGTGACTAAAACATTTGTTGATATACCTTGACAAGTGCCATCAACACAAATTTGTCCATTTGGACATATTGTATCAACACATTTATCTTTTGTTCCACAAGATGTTAAAATTGTTGCTAATACAATAAATAAAAATAAAACTTTTTTCATAAAATAATTTTTTTGGTTTATTAACTGATTATATATAATCTTAGTTAGTTAATAAAACCAAATTTCAATATTACCTTATTGTTAAGTTTTTTGTCTGTAAAACATATGACATAACCTTTCTCTTGAATAATGGAATTAGGGTTTCTTCCATTGGTATGTCTTTTTCACAATGAAGATAAAAGGAGGGTAACTTATTATCAATTGAATGAATATGTTTTAACAAATCATCCTCAAGTCTTTCCTCAATATTGAAGGTGTTATAACCTTTATACTTTCTAATATTGTACTCCCAAATCTTTATTATTTGACTAGATTTGGTATAGAAATAACCTTTCTTAGATGTTAAATTATCTTCGTTAAAGATTGATACAATTTCAATTGAATCATATACAACTGTCCATATTGATTTGATAATATCAAAATAATCTTGGAGTTTGGATAAACTATATTGTAATATAGTTTTGAGTTCGTTTAATTCGGTGACTTTGAGTGGGGGTAAATCTTTTGTTTTTAAATCAATAAAAGTTAACTCATCATCATAACTGGTGAGTTTCTTATCCGTATATAATATTTTATTATTTTTGATGATATTTTGAACATGTGCGAGATGTAATGTTATTTCAGTAAACATAGGGTAGACTTTCATCTCTTCCAATTGTTTGTGCAATTTTTGGAAATAACCTAATAATACATATTGTTTCTGTTCTGCGTCTATGACTCCATCAAATATCCAATCTGTGTCCATCACAAACTTTAATTTATTTTTTCTCATATCAAAAATATAATTAAAGTTTTTTAAAAAATAAATTAATTTGTTCTTACAACAACAAAATTGTATCTAGTGTTATTGGGTCCTGTTATATAAACATCATCATAACTTCCATCATAACTTGATATTGTACCAATACCATCACTATCAACAATATCTTCAGCGACTCCTCTCATATTAACATAATATTTGATACTATCTTCCATATCCATAGATTCAAACCAATTTGCTGGGTCTCTCATTACCCTTTTAACATATTGACTTACTTTTTCTTCAATCATTTCCTCTGTTGGTTCATCATCAGGTTCAATACTATCAAATTCATCTTGAAGTTCGTCTATTTGTTGTTCCAAATCATTAATTTCATCTTCCTCTTGCGTATTTTCCAATTGTTCTTTCAAATCACTTATCTGATTCTCCAATTGTTCTTTTCTTTCCTCTTGTTCATCAGTTAATTCATAATCATCTTGTCTAAAATGACTTTCTGGACTTTCTCTTATATCGTT